ATCCGGCGACCGTAGGGTAACCGTCGAAGTCGTACGCGCTGGTATCCGGCGGTTTAAGATAGTCGCCGCGCGGTTCGGTAATAATAACGACCTGTTGGCGAAACCCGTCGCTATAAACAGGGCGACCCATAATAAACTGTACCAACAGCGCGCCCAAGTAAGTACGACGGAAACTAACGTCGGCTATAGCCCAGTCGTTTATACCTTTAAAGTCGCCGTACGACATATCGTAACGCGGATTTATTCGTCGCCAGGTAACGACGGTATAATTAATAGCGTGAGGAAATACCCAGGCTAACAGTCGATCGGATCGCCATTTTTTCAGGCGCCTAAACAGTAGCGAACTATTCATAATTAACAGTCCTTAATTGTTAAATTCCGTATGTATCGTAGTACCCGTTTCTAATGCGTTCACATTCGCGTAAATTAGTCTTAATACACGTTTTACAAGTCGCCTTAAATGCGTTTACTGTTTTACCGACGACCGATAGGTTAGCGGTAGATTTTCCGCATAGCGTATATAGTTCCTGGTGGCGTCCACGATAAGTAACGCCGAAATTATGTATTTTCATAATTAACAGTCCTTAATTGTTAATGGTCGGTATGCGATTCGGTATATTTTTCGATAAAGGCGGCGTGTTCCGCTTCCATACGCGCCATTAAATTAGCGCGTTCTAATTCGTGTATAGATAGGATCGCTTCGACCAGGGCGCCGTACAGGCGGGTTTTATCGACCAGCCCAGCGATACGGGTCGTAATATTGCCGTCCTCGTAGGTAACGATTACGGCGGCGCTGGTAGCGACCGCGCCTGTTTCGGGGTGTCCATTAACGACGGCGTCGCCCGCTTCGTTAACCGCGTCGGTTACGTTTAGAGTCGCCTGTTTAACTTCGTCCTGGCTCGCGTCTTTTATCATGTAATAGAGTCCTTAAAATTCCGCCGCCCAGCTACGCGTAGGGACTCTAATCTACTATGGCGGCTAGACGGTTCCAGGTGTATCAGTGGGTACCGAATACGGAGTAACCAGGCTAACGCCGTATGTAACCGGACGACGGAAAAGTCGTGTATTAAATGTTTTCAGAGTCCAGCGAATCGCCGGATAGACTACGCGCGTCGTTCGTCGATCGCAAGCGAAAAACCATGTAGCCATAATCGGACATAGCGTTTTTATTAAACTTTAACGCGTTTAAAAACGTAAGCTATTGATAGTCGAAAATTCCTTCGCCTTTTATTACGCTTTTAAAAAAGCGTATTACGTTATAAATCAACGGTTATTCGCCTTATTACGCTTATTACGCTTTTTCCCGAACTCTATATAGAGAAAGGAAAAGGAAATAGCTACCTGGGAAGGAATACGAAGGCGTCGAACGACGAAGGGAAAAGGTATAGTCCAATATTGTTTTAAAATAACTGTAATAAGCGTAATAAGGCGAAGGACCTATACTGGGCGTACCTTACGCTTTTTCGAAAAGCGTAATAATGCGTAAGGACCGAAAATTCGCGTTTTTTATTGATCCAGACGCCCAGGGCGCGTAAATTGCGTTTCCAGGGTCCGCATTTCCTACGATCGAAAAAAACCGGAGTTTTATAAAATGTTTCTAGCTATTGGACTAGTTAAAATTGTCGACGTCGAATTTATCGAAGGCGTCGCCGCCGTTCCCGCCGTTCCTGAAATTGTCGCCGATCCCGCCGCCGACCCGCCCGTAATAGGCGTCCCAGGAATTCCCGAAATTGTCGAAGTTATCGAAGCTGACGAAGTTTCCCATAACGAAGTTTCAAAAGTTTTTATCGAAGCTAACGAAGCGGACGTAGTCGCTAATTTAGCCGAAGGCGCGCTAGTTGAATATTACGAAATAGACGCGGCGCCAGGAACCGCTAGTTTAAATTCGGTCACTATAAAGGGCGGTACCAGGACGGCGGCGCCGGATCGTGAGGTCGTCGAAATAGAGGCGGACGGGTCGGTCGTAGGAAGCGCGCATAGGGATAAATAAACATGGCGTTAGAACTAATCGCCCGTATGGACCTACAGGGCGGCGGGAATATACAGGTATGGTCCGATATTCGGGCTATGTCGAAAGGTCTAAACGCCCTATCTAAAACAGGCGTACCCAGGGCTATAGCCAGGGCTACCAATAAGTCGTTATTAAAAACACGTACCCAGGCACGTAAGGCGATAGGGCGTAAGTACAATCTACCCGCTAAGGTTATTAACCCTGAGATAACTAAGCGTAACGCTACCCGTACTAACCCCAGCGCCTATATACAGGGTAGGGGTAGCCAGATACCAATATTTAAAACTAAGGGCAGTAAGACCCAGAAACGATTAGGGGTATCTGTTAATACTGGTACGGGTAGGCGCGTTATTAAACATACGTTTATAGCTACTATGCCGTCCGGTCATGTAGGCGTTTATAAACGTAGGGTAGGCGGTAGGGTACAGCGCATAAGATATATAAACGAACAGGGAAAACCCCAGACTAAAACTTTACCGATAACAGAATTACAGTTCCCTAGTACCGCCCACATGATAACGAACCCTAGTAACGCTACTAAGCTATTTAATTTTTTTACGAACGACTACCCTATCCAGGTACAGCGTCAACTAAACGCGGAATGGGATAAGGTACGGGGTAGGTAACGTATGGGCTACGGGGTAGCAGGGAAATTATTTATAAACAGTAAGGTACTGTAAACGCGCGGGTGTGTGCGGGTCCGCAAGCTACCGGAAAGCGAGCATTTTCGTAGCGTTTATGTTTAGGTATTATTAGTAAACGTTACCAGTAGTACGTTTATAAACGAGGACCGTATGAGATATGACAGTAAAAAAACCGGAACCGAAAATCGACCAGTTCCATACCCTAGCCCGCGACGTCCGAACGAAGGACCTGGCGGAAGTTCTGGGTATGACCCAGCCCGCTACCAGCAAGCTATACGCCCAGCGGGTAATACTTCAGAATGGAAAGCGCGGACGCTATGATTTATTCGACACTGTTCCCAGGTACATACAGTCCATACGGTCCAGTGGGACCGCCGAGGCTGGCGCCCGCCTTAAAATCGCCCAGCGTCAAAAGCTGGAAATTGAAAACCAGCGGGTCCGGGGCGAACTTGTCAAAATTGACGACGCCGCCGAGGTGTTCCGCGCGGCGTGTATATCCTGGCGGGCTGGCGCTAGTGCTATCCCGCGACGACTGGCGACCGAACTTAGTAACACGAAGTCCGCCGCCGCCTGTAGGGAACTGCTGGTAAATGAGTTCGCCGCCCTTTTCGTCGAATTCGAAAAACCCTTACGCGAGTATTTCGGCGACGCGCTCGACCTTCCTACGCCTGGTAAATCCAGGACTAACGGCGCTACGCCCGCCGCCAAAAAGGTACCCCGACGAATGGGCGGACGAAAACCGAATACTACCGCCAGGAAACGCCGAACCCGGAAAATGGCGAAGTAGTCGAACGCCGTATATGACGGCGATAGGGCGGGTAATTTCGGACGGACTCTATAGCCAGGTCGTCGCCGTAATGGCGTCCCAGATGGGTAAGTCCGAGTCGATGTTAAATGTAATCGGGCATAGGCTGGACGACGACCCGGTCCCTATCCTGTATATCGCGCCGACTAAATCGTTTATCGAAGGCGTGTTCGAACCGCGCTACCGGGTTATGGTCGAACAATGCGCCAGCCTGTTATCGAAACGCCGCCCAGGTCTAAAAGAGAAAAACACGTTAAAGCATATCGCGGGCGTAAAACTTCGTATGGCATGGGCGGGAAGCGCTACCGAAATGTCCGGCGATCCCGCCTGTAAGGTATTCCTGGACGAACGCGACCGTATGGACGATAGCGTCGAAGGCGAAGGCGATCCGGTTAGCCTGGCGACGGCGCGGCATACGACCTATCCAGACGGGCAGACTATTGTTATGAGTACGCCGACTATGGGAAACGTGGAAACATACATCGACCCGGATAGCGGGTTAGAATTCTGGGGTACCGGCGACGAAATACAAAGCGCGACCTGGCGACTATGGCAGGAAGGAACCCGTTACCATTGGGCGATACCTTGCCCGCATTGCGACGACTACTTTATTCCGCGTTTTAAGTACCTGGTATGGGACGAAGGCGCGACGCCGCACGAAGTAAAGGAAAACGTAAAAATGGTCTGTCCTGGATGCGGGACTATGATCGACCAAGAATATAAGGACGAACTAAACGCGCGCGGCGTGTACGTAGCGCCAGGACAGACGATAGATAAGTCCGGCGAAGTCCACGGCGAACCGCCGGTCGCGGACGCGGCGACGTTCTGGGTATCCGGTCTAATGTCCGCCTGGCGAACCTGGGGCGATCGCGCCCAGGACTTCCTACTCGCGGTCCGGTCCGGCGATCCCGACCGGGTCCAGGCGGTAATTAATACTGGGTTCGGCGAACTCTATACGCTAAAGGGCGAGGCGCCGCCGGTCGAAGCGGTAAAACTATTACGCCAGCCTTACGCCCTGGGCGAACTTCCCAGTACCGATATACGGAAAATAATCCTAAGCGTGGACGTACAGAAAAACGGTTTATATTTCGACGTCTATGGCTGGGGTATCGACCTGGAAGCGTGGCAACTGGAACACGGTTTTTTAGCAGGACCGACCGACGGGGATATAGTCTGGGCGGACCTGGCTAAATTTAAGGACTTCCATTACGGCGGGTTACCGATCGACCGGGCGCTAATAGATTCGGGCTACCGGACCCAGTTCGTTTACGCGTTCTGTAGGAAATATAAGTCCTGGGCGTTACCTACGAAGGGACGGAATACGATCGACGCGACGCCGTTACAGCGTTCTAAAATCGACGTCGGTACGACGACCGGGCGACGCCTGGCGGGCGGTCTGGCGGTATGGCACGTTAACACGGACTACTTTAAGCGCTGGATACATGAGCGAATTAACCGCGACCCGGACTTACCGGGCGGTTTCCATTTAGCCCAGGACACTAGCGACGACTACTGTAAACAGTTAGTATCCGAGGCGCGGGTAGTGAAACCGTCGGGTAAAATTGTGTGGCAACGCATAGCGCGCGATAACCATTATTTCGATACAGCGGTCCTACAGGTCGCGGGCGCCTATTCGTTAAACCTACAATCGGTAACCGCCGAGTCTGCTAGCCCAGTTAAAAGGCGCCAGCGCGCTACCGAAAAGTCGGTCGCGTCGCGGGAACGTAAGGACCCATTTAGAACCGAAACTAGGCGACCAGGCGGCGGGTCCGGCGGCTGGTTTAAGTAGGGGTAAACTATGCCGCGAACCGCTACCGCTATACAAACAGAACTAGACGTCTGGTACGCTGCGCGAACGGCGACCGCCGCCGGTAAGTCGATAACGATAGCGACGTCCGCCGGATCGCGTACCCTTTCCCAGCACGACCTTATGGATATTAACTCTACTATTAGTATGCTGGAACGCGAACTAATGGGCGCGAACAGCGCTAACCAGGGCGTCCATAACTTCGCGGTCGCGAATATGAATACGGATAAAAACCCATGAACCGTTTAGATAAGGAACCGGAACGTTTAGGCGCCTGGCGCGAACCGCCGAAGGGCGACCCATTACGTAAGTTAGGTCGCGTCGAAAAACTAATCGCTACGATCGCGCCCGCCTGGGCGTTAAAACGCCAGGTAAATCGCCAGCGTTTAGACGCTACCGCGCGGGCGTATGAATCCATAGAAGTAACCCGGTTACGACGACAGCGACAGGACGCGCGTTCGGCGGACCAGATTAATAACGTATCCGTCGATAAGCTACGCGCCCAGGCGCGCTACTTGGACGAAAACCACGACTTAGCCAGGTCTGTTTTAAACGCGTTAGTAAGTCAGATCGTCGGAACCGGGTTACTTACTTTTCCTATGGTTAAGGATCGCGACGGTAATTTACTGGACGACGTTAACGATACGATTACGAAACTATGGTTAGACTGGTCGCGGAAACCGGAGGTAACTTGGGAAAACGACTGGGCTAAGGTCCAGCGTTTAGCGTGTCGCGGCTGGTTACGTGACGGCGAAACGTTCGCCCAGATGCTATTAGGGAACGTCCAGTCGTTAGACCACGGTACCCAAGTTAGTTTTAGCGTCGAACAACTGGAAGCGGACTTCTGTCCGGTCGGACTTAACGACGCTAGTAAGGGTATCCGCCAGGGTATTAAACGTAACGAGTGGGGTCGCCCTAATACTTATTTTTTCTTTAAACACTATCCGACGGAGTCCGGCGAACTTTCTATTAACGGACTGTTTAATACGTTTACGTCTATTAGCCTGGATAATGTTAAGGGCGTAATAGCGCCTAACGTCGTCCATTTAAAACATACCGACCGCATACGCCAGACGCGCGGCGTATCTATTTTCGCCAGCGTGTTTACTCGCCTGGACGACCTAAAGGATTACGAGGAAAGCGAACGTATGGCGGCGCGGATCGGCGCGGCGTTTGCGTTTGCGATTACGAAGTCGATCGACGCGGCTAGCGGAACAACGTCCGCAGAGTTTAGGGAAATGGATATAGTACCGGGCATTATTGCCGATACCCTGGCGCCGGGCGAAAAAGTAGAGTCGCTTAAAAACGAACGACCGGATAATAAAATTACCGACTTTAGGGCGAACCAGTTAAAGGCGGTCGCGGGCGGCGTTAACGCCAGCTATTCGGAAATCGCTAAGGACTTCGACGGGTCCTATTCCAGCCAGCGCCAGGAATTAGTTTTACAGTCGCGCGTTACTAAGCTATTACGCGGCGAGTTTATAAGCGCGTTCGCCGCGCCCATATACGCGAACTTTATTAATACGGCGTTCGCCCAGGAACTAATAGACCTTAGCGCGGCGGACCCGTTAACGATTCACGACGCCGAACACGTAGGTTTAGGAACGCCATATATCGAACCGAAGCGCGAAGCGGAAGCGAACGTAGTAACGGTCGGCGCTGGGTTTAAATCTAAGACCCAGGTAATACTAGAATCCGGCGATAACCCGCGCGAAGTTTCGCGGCAAATTGAAACGGAAAGGACGGCGGACAATGAAAAAGGTCTGGTTTTTTCTAGCGATCTTGGCGCTACTAGTAATAGCGTACCTGATAACGGTAGCGATTCTACAGGGTCTAGTAATGATGTAACCGACCCGCCAGCGGACGACGAAACTGCCGACGACGATACGGCGAATCGGGCGGTAGAGTATGTCGAAGGGCGGACGTACGAAGGACCCGGCGGGCGGCTATATAAATATGTATCTGGCGAAATGGTTTTAGTCGAAGCGGCGTAGGCGATATTATGAAACGTTATTTAAAATTTTTAATTTGTTTAGTTTTACTAGGGTCGGTAACGATTAGCGCGGACCCGTTTAAAACCTGGAACTGGGACGGACCTACGGAATACGTTAACGGTAATACTATTCCGGCGAACGACGTTTTAACGTTTACGCTTCATTGTAATATTACGCCTGGCGAACATGGTCCGCCGTACGACGTCGAAATAGCTTTAGACGACCCAGGTGCGCCGCCCAGTACCGAGGATATGGCGAGGGTCGCGGGCGGTACGATCGGTACTTATTATTGTGCTGCTACTGCGACGTCGTCGGCGTTTAATACTACGTCCGATTTTTCTAACGAAACGCTTTTTATTGTGGCGGCGGACGACCTGGGTTATGTACCGCGACCGCCGACGAACCTAACGATACCGTAAAAAAAGGGTCTGGGTGTTCTATATAGAATGTTTAAACCACTAAAAAAAGTAACGTTTACGGAAGTTCCGTTAGCGCTGGTCGCCCTTACGCGTAAGGTCGTCGCCGACGTAATTAACCTGGGCGACTATCGAGGACGACGCGGACGAAAAGGAAACGTCGGCGATCCGGGCGACGCGGGACCGGAAGGCGAACAGGGTCCGCCAGGCGGCGCCGGTAAGGACGGGCGCGGCGGTCGTATAGGATTAGCAGGACCGGAAGGCGACCAGGGCGACGCGGGTCCTACAGGCGACCCAGGTATCGAAGGGCGCCAGGGCGACGCGGGTCCGTCGGGTCCGCCTGGTCCTAAAGGCGATCCAGGACCGACGCCGCGCCATAAATGGAACGGGACGCGTTTAAGTTTTGAGGACCCGAACGGTAAATTTAGTCGGTCGGTAGAGTTACGCGGACCAGGCGGCGGACGCGGCGGGTCCGGCGCTAAGGAACAGTACGGTAGTATTTCATTAAACGGAACGAATTTAGAATTTAAAAAGCTAGGCGCGTTAGGTCCAGACGTTACGGTCGACCTTTCCAGTCTGGCGGGAGGCGGCGAAGTGTCACAAGCGCAAAGGGTCGACGAAGTCGGTAACGTAATGTATATCGGAACGGCGATTCCTGGGACATTAGAGAACGCCGCGCTATGGGCTATAAAACGTTTAACGTTCGTAACGACGGGACCGGATACGGACATAGATACGGTATGGGCGGACGGCGCGGCGTTAGCGGATCAAATCTGGGACGATCGTTTAGGTTTAAGTTATTCATAAATGGCGCTAACGTTTACAGGATCGAAGTACAGCGGCAACCTAACGGCGGTCGGTACTCTAACGCTAACCGATAGCGGACAGTCGTTTACTGCTGGCGACTTCGATCAGGGCGCGGGTGTGCAAGGCGGGCAACGTGTCGCGGTCTTATGGAATAATGCGCTTACCGCGTTTAAAGGCGTGGCGCTGATAGACGCCGCTAGTTCCGGTACAGTTTTAAAATTACTAACTGAATTCCTCGACCCATTAACGGGCGACGTAGTAACCCAGATCGTAGGCGGTTCTGCCGATGCCTATACAATTTCGCAGAATATGGCGGACCTGGTCGGCGGCGCGCTTACTCAAAACGAGTTTCAGTTCACTACGACCGACGAAATAATCTGGGGCGTCGCCGCTGACCCAGACGGGATTACGTTTTACGACGAAAACTTTACGCTGTTATTTGATAATGCGCTAGGCGGCGCGTCCGGCATGAATAACGAATTTAGGGGCGGCTATATTCAATTCGGTAAGGTGCTGGACTGGGTGAGTTTCGTTACTTCGCAGGGTTGTAATATCATGGGCGACGATGGCGTTAATAACGTCGAAATGATGGTCGTTACCGACGACGAATCTAAACTAGTGGTCGCGGGTTCTGTGATACATAATCATAGGCACCAGGGTAGTCGAATGGGATCGGGCGGCGGCGGTACGTCCGGTAACGGTTCGGAAGCGAAGTTCCAAATTTACATGAACTGCGCTACTAACTGTAACGTCGCATCCGGTCCTACGACGGGGCAAGCATGGGATGCTAACGCGGCGGATCAGCGTTTAATTAATTTAGATTACTGGGGAACGGGTAACACTGGGACGAACGGTTCCGGCGTAGGCGTTCGCTGGGGCGACGGCGTTATTATCGGCGGTTCCTATGGATTCTCGCGAGAGGATGGTTCTATCGGTCTGTTCGGCGCGGACGCGAATATTACGCACAGTATCGGACCTGTGGCACAGGCGGGTATAACAAATTTACGGTTACGGGTGCTAAACATTCTGCAAAGCGGTAGTAAAACCGCGCTGTATCGAACTAACGGTACGCCAACTTGCGCCGTTACGTTTATTAACGTACTGACCGACGACCGCAGGGCCGGAACCGGCGTGTCACCGGGAACCGATGCAAACAACAACGTGGGAATGGACTTCACTTTCGAGGAAATCTATACCGGACTAATTCAGAATACTCGCCTTGTGGTCGAACGTGACGTAGATAATGTCGTTTCCGATAGCGACGTAGCGGGCGCCGACGGGCAAGCATTAATACGACTACTACACGAAACAGTTACCGGGCATACGTCCGACGATAAATTTACCGCGTTCGCTATGGGCGCGTGGATGTTTGGTTTCGATCCTGCGGTCGCTGATATTGACGAATCGACGACGCCTGTTTTATCGGGTACCGCCGAGGATTTAATATTCGGCGGTACTATTGTCCAGGCGCCCGACCTTGGTATTACTGAGTCGACCCAGGCGACCGTAGCGGCGTATACCGATATAGATATTACCGATAGGCTTTACGACCGGGCGGCGGATTGGAAAATGCTTACCAATGCTAACGCTCAGTACCCCACTATTAAAACTAAGTTAATCGCCGCCGAAGGTAATTTAGCGGCGGTTAATGTTGGTACGGACTTAGATATAGATAGTAGCGCGGCGGCGGTATTCGCGGTTAATACGGGTACGGATTTACTTACCGTCGATTGTGCGGGCGCGTTCGATCCCGGCGCTACCTTTGTCGGTATTAAGGCGGATAACATACAGTTTTTAAATAACGCGACTATCGGCGACGACCTAATACTTACGGGCGACGTTACTATTCGGGGCGCCATGAATTTAACCGGCGTTACTATTAATGGTAATTTAATCGTTAACATTGCCGCCGATACCATTTTAAATTTTAGTAACGTAACGGTTACAGGTTCGGTCCAAAATGATGCGACCGGCAATACGTTAACGATTAACAGTACTAACGGTACTAGTTTCGGTAGCGTAGCGGACGCGGGTACCGGGAACGGTCAAACGAATGTAGTTAACCTGGTAATTTTATCGGTAACGGTTGTAGACGCCGCCGCTAATGCTATACCGTACGCGACGGTTTCGATTCAGAACGCCGCGACGGACGCCGAAGTTAGCGCCGGTATCGCGAATAACTTAGGCGTTTATACGGATAGTAGTTTCGTTTATACCGGCGACTTGGCGGTTAACGTAGTAGTACGCAAGTCGTCGCCAGGTTCGACGCGCTACCGGGTATCGTCGTCGCCGAATACTATTTTTTCGACTGGACTTAGTGTAGGTATCGGGTTAACCGAAAACCCTATCGTCGGACTTATCCCTATGGTCGGCGTTCTGCGTCACGGCGTACAGTCCGAGGACGTAAACGACGCGGTCGTAACAGCGACCATAGACCTACCCGCCGGTACGTCGCGTAAATTAGTCGTCGCGGTTATGTACTACGCCAGTGGGTCCGACCTTACGGTTAGCGCGGCGACCTACGACGGTAACGGTATGACGTCTATAAATTCGATCGCGGTCGGAACGTTTAACGAAGTGTTCCTATACCGCCACGACATACCGGACGGCGACGACGGCGCTAAGGTAATTTCCTTTACGTTATCCGCCGCCGTAAATATAAAGGCGATCGCCTTCGCGGTTCTGGACGACGTCGTTACAGGCGCCCAGGAAAGCGCGGATACGGATAGCGGAAACGTCGTTACTAGTAATCCGTCGCTATCGCTAAACAATACGACGCCGGGTTCCTTTAGTGTCGGGTTCGGTATAGTGGACGACTTGGACGGTCCTACCGCTACAGGCGACGCGGCTAACCGGGTCCGGCGTTCGGACGTCGTCCGCGACGCGGCATTACAATCTGTTACTATTCTGGTCGCGGACCGGGCTAGTGCTGGCGCCCATAATATCGGCGCTGATTTTGGTAGTAATTCTAAAACTTGGGTTTACGCGGGCGCTAGCTTCGCGAAAAACTAAACGGAGAGGGTAGGATAATGGGCGATATACTTAACCGGCGCTGGAACTTCGACGAAGTAAATAAACTTGCGTCCCGCGACGAATCGGTAGACGGGTCTGGCGGTCCGGTAGTAGCGGCGAATCGGAACGCGGTTAACGAGTTATATTCGGCGATACAGGATCAAATAGACGAACCGAGTTTTATGACGTCTAAAAACCCTATGTCCGCCGAAACGCCGGAACTTTATACCATGCGTAACGGCTGGTTTATAGACGCGCGTTCGACGGAATGGTTAGACGGTTCCGCGATCCAAACTAACGGCTGGGCGGAGAATGTTATCGCCGCGATTAGTTTCGACGCTACGACTATGTTCGTCGCCGCCGATATTGGTCGAACGATTACAGGGGGTACGACCGGCGATACCGGCGTTATTCTGGGGTTCGACGACCGTTACACAATAGACGACGCGGGCGTCGTTTATATACGACCAGACGACTCAGCTACCGACCTTTTTGATAACCCGACGGAAGCGTACACGGTCGGCGGTAGTTCGGCGGCGGGCGCGTTTACAGCGACGTTCGACGCGGCGGGCGCTAGGTCCGGCGAAAACTTAATCGCTAATCCGTTTACGCTGGGCGCGTTAGTTGTTAATACTGAACTTTATATTTATCAGGATTCCGCCCGCGTTGTATCGCGCGAAGTAAATCCGGCGGAACGTCTACAGTTCTGGTTAACGGATACGACGGTCGAGGAAGGACATATCGACATATTGTTAACGGTCCAGGAAGCGGGACAGTTAATAGATAACGGACTAATAAATATTTACGCGCGGCGTTCGACTTCGCTTTACGACCATTTCCAATCTAACCAGTCCGGCGGTACGCGAACGCCTGTACCTATCGCCCAGGGTAACGATAACTTAAACGATAGCGACGGTAATCGGGCTATGACAGTTACCGGAATAGCCGGTAACTTTAGCGTCGGGGATCGTATAGAGGACGATACGGACCCGACGATCCGCGCGGTACTTACTTTCGTTTCCGGTTCGGACTTTGAATATTTCCTTATAGGCGATCCGCTTAACGATTTTACTGGCGCGACGGGTTCGCTTAATAACCTGGACGATACAGGTACGGCGACGGCGGCGGCGCCTACGAATGTAAACGGCGCGTTACCGGCGGGTATGTCGGTCGCCTTTGGGCAAACGTCCGTCGATATTAGTAACGGAAACGGCGCGCGTCCTTACTCTATTACGATCGACGTTAATAGCCAGCCACTAGCGGAAATGTATCCGCATATATGTAAGTTCCTGTTAAGGAACGGCGCGACGGCGACCCTTAATAATGAACCTGGCGAAACGTATAAAGGTAACGCGATCCGGGTCGACTACAATAATCAGGCGGGCGGCGCTTGGTCCGAAGGTACTTTAATTTACGGACAGGATTCTACGCCCCAGCCTATTGCGCGGGTTATTGCTGACGACGACCAGGGCGCTACTGGCACGTTAATGTTATCCAGTATTAAAGGTATTTTCGCCGATACGGAACAGATAGGCGACGATCCTACCAGTCCGACAGTTACCGCCGACCTTACGACGGCGACCCAGGTAAGTATTGCCGGGCAGACGCCGAAGGTATCGCCGTTCGGAACTCTGGCGGGCGGTAACTTTTTCGGCGCGATTGGCGTAGTACTTATAAATGTCCAAGGTGGCGAAGCGACGAACTACCAGTTAATAGATAACCTGGGCGTAACTCAGATACCGCCGTCGGTTATTTCGGTAGCGGTTTCGTCTATCCTGGCGCGGTCGGAAGGAACGGCGACCAGCGCGGACGCCGGTACAGTTCTAAACGATACCGCCGCGACGTTTATAGCGGACGGCGTAGAGGTCGACGACATAGTTTGGAATATACGCGACGGATCGCGGGCTAAAGTTACTATCGTTAATTCGGAAATCCAGTTAACCCATAGCGCGTTAGCGGGCGGGTTAGACGATTCCTGGGACCAGGGACCGGACGACGAATATGCGATTATGTATGGCGATACTGCGCTAGTCGTTAGGGTCGACGGATCGGGCGACATTATAGAAAATGCGATCGTTTCTCACGCGACGAATAATACGATAGGACTAACGACGTTCGAAGCGGACCCAGCGGTTCCGACGGATACCCCAGACGCGGGCGTTATCCATGTAGTCGATACGGGGTTAATAAACGACTTCCGCTATCGTTACGCGTCCAGGACGACGACGGTATTTACGTTCGTCGTACCGACCGACGCGACTGGTAGCCCGACGACGACCGATGCGACGAGTGGCGTCGAAGAAATGTTCGATACGGCGGCGGACTTCGCGGGTGCTGCGATTCCGGTACAGGTTGGCGATACGATTCGTAATACGACCGACGGCGGCGTCGGCGTTATTACTGGCGTGTTTAAGGAACGTCTAACCCATACGCCGTTAACCGGCGGAACTAACGACGACTGGAATACAGGCGATACGTATTTAATAAACGCGCTAGTCCAGGCGTACGACGGATCGGATACCGCTTACGTTCCTGTTATCGACGCGCGGAATATTACGGAAGGGACGACCCAGTTATCGAATACGTTAACCTTCGATACTTCGTTCGACGTAAGTGTACGCGTCCGCCAGTCGGGTAAAATGATCGACTTTATTAGTGCCGGTAATGTTGGGTCCGGCGGGCTAACGGTATCCGCCGTAAGGAACCCGGACACTATATTTATACGCCAGACGCCGACCTAAAGGTATAAGGACCGCAATATTATGAATGAACCGAAACACGAAATAAAATTCGACCCGGAACGTAATGCGATCGTCGAAACGAACGCGCATTTAGCGGAGGCGAATAAGGACGCTACGGTTAAGGAAATATGTAATCGTTATCCGCCTTATAACGTTAAGGCGTTACGTGAGGGGATACAGGAAAAACGGGCGTTAATAATGGACCTGGAACGACAGACGAAAAAGTTAAACCGGGAAATTACGAACTTCCACTCGTTAGCGAAACAATGCGAACAGCGAGATAAGGAACTAGCGCCGTACTTGGATGGATAAAAAATGTCGTTTAAATTCGGGGTGTTTACCTTTGACTTGGCTACTAAATTTATGGACGTCGATACGGGCGTCGTAGCGCTGGACGCCCAGGATATTTATAACGCCGCCCAGGAATGGGGCGCCGAACCGTCGAATATGATTTACGATACGGTTCTAACGGGCGGCGGTAAATTTGCGCTGGACGCCTTGGCTACTAAGTTTACTGGGCTGGTCGTACGTATGGATAAGGGCGACGCGCCTAGTCCGGCGGATTCTGCCTGGGCGGTAAGGTTTGCAGCGGCGGCGGGTCCCGGTATAGAATTGCGTCGGGTTAGTGGTGGAGACTTTATCAGCGAGGACGTATCGCCGGTAGCGCCTAGCGCGTTTACGTATATCGTAATCGAACAGGCTACCAGCCCGACGTTAGTAGTAAGTAGTTCCGGTTTAACGGAAGGCGATAAGGACGACATAGCGGCGCGGGTCTGGACTAGACCATTAACGTCGGTACCGGGAAGTTTCGGCGAATGGGTACAGTTTAAGTTATTGACTGTATCGAAGTTTTTAGGATTAAAGTAGGGGCGATAAATGAAAACTTTAAGGCAACGTATCGCGGGTATGATGTACCGCGAACTGGAATTCCGGGCGGAACATATTATCGACGCCGACGAACGGTTAATCCGGGTCGTCGCTTCGACGGAATTCGCGGTCCTTCGCCAGTCCTTTTTTAGCGCGCCCTGGTTCGAAACGCTGGGACATAAGCGGACCGAAGTCGACCTAACCAGGTTAAAAAAAGGCGCGCCCGTTCTCTATAATCATAACCGGACCCGCGCCGATCGTGTCGGCGTCGTAGAGTCCGCGACATTAAACACTAAGGATCGCCAGGTAGAGGCGGTAATCCGTATTTCGAAACGTTCCGACGTTGACGATATATGGACCGATCTATCGGACGGTATCTTAAAAAATATCAGCATGGGTTACCAAGTTAACGAACGTACGTTAATCCGTGAGGGTAGGGGCGAACCGGACGAATTTCGTATTACGTCCTGGTCACCAGCGGAAATTTCCCTAGTCGACGTAGGCGCCGATCCTAACGCCCAGGTAGGTAGGGAACTGGACGATAATTTACATTATCGAATATTCGATCTAAAGGAAGGTAACGAAATGTTTAGATACGATACAGACGGGAATCCATTAGGGGATACCCCAGAAACGCGGACGGCGATCCTAGCGGGTACGGCGACGCGTAAGGACGGTAGTCCGTACGTACCGACCGACGAAGTAAGGGCGGCGCTAAAAGCGCTACAGACGCCCACGCCCGTCGTCGCTACGCCCGCTACCGTAACGCCCATTACAGACGCGGATAAGGACGCTGCGCGCGAGGAAGGACGACGCGAAGGCGCTGGACTTGAGCATACGCGCGTAGCTGATATTAACGCGCTGTTCGAACCGTTCGGCGATACGTACGACGAAGTTCGTACGGCGGCTATTAAGGACGGTAAAGCGACCGTCGCCGTGACGCGTAAACTATTACTGGACGCCCTGGGCGCCGGTAGTGGACCAGTAGGCGGCGACGCCCAGCGTATAGAGAATGGCGAGGATAGCGTAGATAAGTTTATCCGCGCTGGGTCTATCGCTATCGCAGTTCGCGCGGGTATTGCTACCGACGAACAGCGGGCGGAAGTCGGTAAAACTGGGTTCCGAGGTTTTACCCTTTACGAACTGGCTAGGCGATCGCTGGAACTGGCGAACGTACCTACGGATCGGTTTAGTAAAATGGAACTGGTCGGACGCGCGTTTACTACGTCGGACTTTCCATTACTGCTACAGGACGCGTCGAATAAATCCATGCTTAACGGCTGGGACGAATCGCCGGAAACCTGGGACCAGTGGGCTAATACCGGCGAACTGTCCGACTTTAAGGTCGGTAACCGCGTAAATATTTCGTCGTTTAACGATTTAACACTCGTTAACGAGGACGGCGAATATACGTACGGTTCGTTCCAGGACGAAGGGCAGACGATCCAGCTAGCGACGTTCGGTAAGCTATTCGCTATTTCCCGCCAGGCAATCATAAACGACGACCTAAGCGCGTTTACGCGTATCCCGTCCGCTATGGGACGCGCGGCGGCGCGGGTAGTCGGCGACCTGGCGTACGGAGTCCTTACGGCGAACGCTAACCTATCGGACGGTATCGCGCTATTCGCGGGTACTGCTATCGGTACGACCCACGGTAACCTAAACCTGGGCGGCGCTGGCGTAATAACGGGCGTACGTATAGATAGTATGCGCGTAGCTATGGGACGCCAGACCGACGCGAGTAGTTCGGCGACCGCGCTTAATATTCGTCCGGCGTTTTTCCTGGTACCTATGGCGATCGAAAGTGTCGCTAAGGTCCTTATGGCGTCTGAGTTCGACCCAGCGGACGGTACCAATAATAACCGGGCGCCTAACAGCGTTCGCGGACTTATGACCGTAATAAGCGACGCGCGTTTAGATATTGATAGCGCGACGCGGTTTTATATTGCGGCGGGACAGGGCGGCGATACAGTCGAAGTCGCTTTCCTGGACGGGAACCAGTCGCCTACGCTGGAACAGCAAGCGGGCTGGTCTATCGACGGAGTCGAATACAAGGTCCGTCTGGACGTAGCGGCGGCGGCTATGGACTTCCGAGGTATGCAACGTAACGACGGCGTTTAAGTCGAAGCGCAGTTCTGGTCCCGTCGGCTGGTAACCGGCGGGACTTTTATTAACCAAGAAAGTTTAGGAAGGGGTTAAGAAAATGGCAGCAAATAGGGA